GGCCTCGCGATCAATCAACCGCGGCCACTCCGTATTCCAGAAATTTTCGTTTGTCCAAAGTGGATCATCATTCGACAATTCAAATATATCTCGAATTTTTCTGTTTAATTGATCTAGTTTTCTCGTAAGTTTCACATCCGGACAAAATTTAAAAATTGGTGCAGAGGGTGCAACGCACTTGCTAACGTATTCAACAAATTCTGGCAGTCTATCTTCACTCATGCTTTCACTCCACGACTTCAGTACATAACAACATAACAATATAACAATCTTATCACTTTTATCAATAAGCTCGCCCGTATTTTTTATCTTCTCATTAAAATTACGCTTTATAACAATCTTAACACATCTAAGAAATAAGTCAAGCGTACAAACTGTTTAATGATTTGTTAACTAAGTTACTCACTATAGATGTCAGGATCTGGATCATGCGACGTGTTATCTTCGTCCCACCAATCGCCCCACGTTAGCTCTGGATTTCGTATATCGGACAGAAGCTGCTCATGTGCTTCAACCTGCGGTAAAACGTGTTCCTCAAGCAAAATACCGAGTTCCTCGCTATGTTCCTCGACGAAGCGGTGAATGCCACCGCCATTTGGACGTTTCAACGAATGAATAACGACTTTGAGACGTTCTGATGTGATTTTGTTAGCCATTTTAATCTCCCGAACGTTTAATTCCAGTAACAAGAACCCAACATATAAGGGCCAAACATATAAGTAGTTCGATATCATTCACATTCATTTTGATTCCTCATTCTTTCGTTCAAGTTGCCATATTAAGTAATAAAGACGATCTGCTCTAACTTGACATTCGGCGGAAGATTGAATTTGCCAAGCTTGTTTGTCGCCATCAAGAAATTCCAGTGCGCGTCTTTGTTCTGCAGCGGCTTGTTTTTCGATGAACTTTATAATTTCTTCGAATGTCATTTTTAAACTCTCAATTTAAGCACGATAAACATATCAGCAGCAATAGTCCCAAGCCAACTTGTCCAGAGCCAATAAGCATGATACTAATTACAAAAATAATAAGTTTACACATATCAGCATCATAACACATAATACAAAATATGCAAGTGCTATTTCAAGGTACAATAACCGTTATACAGTCATCGATTTTAATTATTTGAACATTTGAAGGAAGTCGTGTGAAACCAGCACTCGATGTTAAATCTTTTTGACTTATGGATAATGTCGTTTCAAATCTTATGGTTGCATATATAGTTGTTTGAGCCGCGTTTGATACGTGAGGCGTGAGCATACATAACATTATTAACATAATTTTAACTAATGATCTCATAAGACGAGCATAGCACAAAATATCAAAATGTCAAGGTGAAATATTTTCCCGGCCATATCATAGGTGCGTGGGATGATAGTGGGCCGGGGCGTGCATTATTCTAGAGTAGAATTTTCTAAACCGGCCGTCCGCAATTTGGAAATATTGTTAATCGTATAAGATTTACCATCAAGTCCTTTGATAATGCCCGTAAACAAATTACGTACCATGCAAATCTCGTTTATAAGCAATTCAAGATCAACAACATCAGCTTCGGCTTCGGCGTATTTTTCCGCATCACGCGATGTTAGCTTTTTATCATAGTTCTCAAGAAACTTCTTATAATGATGTGCTTTAAGTTTATCACGTTCAATCTCAAACGCTCGCACGATAGCATTTAAAACTTGAAGTTGAGCAAATCGACGTTCTGTAATGACGGGCAATTTCGACGCATGATCTTCCAGACGCCCTTTCAAGCTAAGTTCTTTACAAGCTTCATCTGCTTCTGATGAAAAGTATTCAAGACATGCAGGAAGTTCGGTCCAATCTGCTGTAACTTTGTAGTACCAATTTTTATCGAACGGCATTTAAATTCCTCTTCTTTCATTTTATCTTACAATATTGCTATTTGTAATTGCGCAAAATTGTTATCTTCAAGACGACCCTTAAGATAAATTATTAATAACAAATAGCCATAACTCGACTTTTATTACTAACAAAGCTAGAAACTGCGCATTTTGTGTGATCGAGCAGAACGCGATATCTCAATTTCGCGTTTTTGATTTGATCTATGATACGTCGCCAATTAACACCCAAGCTATCATCTTCCTTCCATAGGTTTTGATAGCCAGGTGGTGTTAATGGACACCATATACATAATTCCTTCTCATATTGAACGGAAGCTCTACGCGCAATTTCTGCGGCAGAAGCTATTGGATCGAATAAATCGAGATGAGATAAATTACCGACCCAACTTGAATATTCTGACAAGACGAAATTTACTTTAATGCCGATGCGTTTAAGTCGTTTCTCTAGTTGATTTACGAATAAATTTCTATTCCACTTGTTATTAACTAGACGATTATAATTACGACCTTTATTATGATCTTTTGACTTCATATTCAGTTTCTCGATACCGAATGTTTCTACGCCAAAATGTCTGCATTGAGATTGTATATCTTTTGTAATTTCTATCAATTCAAAATTTTGTTTATTTCCTTCTACTTTTGATATGTCATATGCAATCGTATGCACTAGTTTTCCTGATTTATTGCGTATAGCAAATCCAATATAATTCGGATTCAAGTCAATTCCTGCTGTTCGTCCTTTTATTTTTTGAGTATTTTCTACGCGCGTATCATCAAATATAATACAGCAATGAGTTCGCGATAATTGCACGGTGATAGGAATTATCCCAATTTGTGTCTGAAGCCAGTCTAAATCTAGTTGTCTATTACGACCGATACCAAGAAGTTTAATCGGAATTTTTGTATGTTTATCTGGCTTGAAAATTAATAGTCCGTTTGTTAAGTCAAAATTAAAAAGACGATTTGAATTTTCTCCTTTCTCTCCTTGACTCGTAATTAATCGTAAACGCAAATTCTGCCATTCATTTTTTGTTATTTTATTTTTGCTTCGTTTAATTAGATTGCACTTGCCACCAAAGACTATTTTATTTTGACTTGTTTCTTTAATCTGTTCTAAAATTCCTTTTGCCTCAACATTTGCACACCTGCATAACCAGCTATTCATAGCAAATTTTTCTCTGACTAGATGATCGATTTCTTTTTGTGTGTGGTCTTCTTCCCATCGTTTATAGCAAAAGCGTACTGCCGACGAATATGCACGTTGTAAATCGAAGTATTGCGAATCATCTGTCTCTATTTCAAGTTTTATAGTTTTCATTATTTTAATTATACGATATTTTATCTTATAAGTCAATAAAATCTTAATTTTTCATTTACGTCTCTTGTTGAACGTGCATCTATAACATGAGCCAAAATCTTCTACAGAAACTATTTCCCAACCGGCCAAGCACATTTCAGTTAGCATCGCGCTAAAAGCATAATAATCTTTATCGCACTCTATAACTTGATATTCAAATACTATCATTAGTCAAACTCTTCTAATTCAGGAACTTCTGGATCGCCGTATTCTTCGAGCATAGTCACAATAGCCGCGTCCAAATCGATGTCCGTGCCAGATGCGCTTTCGATTTCTGCAACATCTTCGATAAAATTATGATCGAGCAACACTTCAATCATTGCGCAAACTGCCTCTTCACGCTCTTTATCTTTAATATGACCTCGCACGCTTTCCCACAAGTCAACGAGCATATTTCCGACTAAATCTGAAGAACTCATTGTAAACTCCATGAAAAGTTATATAACAGTATACTTATATCTCATAATCGCCGTTCCAAATTTTCAACGTTTTTGTCAAATTCTTCACATACGATTTAGTTGCGTTGTTCGGTCGTATTGCATTATAAAGTAATTCGCCATCACTGTCAAAATTAAAATAATATGCTTGAGCTATATCTGTCGTAGATGTTTTATAATCGGCAGCATATTCATCGGGTCGTAAGAGTATTTCTTGCCGTGTGAAAATCTTAGGATGATTTTCAGATTTGTCTAACATTTCGAGGGTTTCAAACGATACTGAATAGACTTCACCTCCGATACTATAATTACCGTATATCAACCCTGGAAATGTTCCGAAATCTAGCAAATCATAAAAAGATTTGGTTTGGGCCATATAAAGATATTTGGCATGACCGTTTCGCTCAGCCGTCGCAAGTATTTTAGCACGGTCGGTAAACGGTTTAAGCGAGCCGTAGATGAAAATGTTTGTCCAGTTATTCATTCTATCACTATAATGTCATTGCTTTTTCGTAGCTCTATACACATATGTACTGACGAGCTTTTTATATGTAGTCCTTTAAGAATTCCCAGATATAAATTTCGCATCAGTGCAACTTCATTTATCGAATTCTCTAAAGCATTCACATTATCGTCAATATCAACAAGAAAATCTATATTTGCTTTTGGCGTATCTTCTAAGAATTTCTTATAGAGTTTTTTACGTAGCATCATCAGATTTATATTCAATGTTTTCAAAATTGCTTCTAAATCCTGCAATTGCGACAAACGATATTCAAACACGTGACTAGAACCCATTTTTTCGCGCTCAAGTTTGCGCAAAGATATTTCAACGTCTTCTTTCGCAGAAACATATTCAGTCGCATAAAAAGCAATCGCGTCCGATAATAGCGACGGATTACTTCTTATTTTTTGCGACCACAGCACTTTCATTGATTATTCGTCGTCTTCTGGCGCTTCTATTTCTGCCGCAGCAACTGCTTTATTATGTTCTTCGGCAAACGCTGGATAATCGTTCATTAACATTGCGAATTGTTCGTTTGAAATATTTTTTCTAAACTCAAGAAAGTTTCCAGACTTGCCCGAATAAGAATAGCGATTGCCTTCTTTCGTCAGCATTTTTTCATCTAAGAAAAATTCAAATAAGCCCGACGTTGGCTCCATTCCACTCTCAAACGGAATTTTAATTTCTACTTTCTTATACAGGGCTTTGTGATTAAAACGCGATTTGAAAACGGTGCAAATAGAACGAATGCCCGTAACCTCAGTTATTTTTGCGCCGTTCTCATCTTCTTTCAATTTTCCCTTGCGCATGGCGACGACAATACTAGCGGCGAAGATTTGTCCATCGCCGCCCAGTATCAGGTCATCTGGAGAATACGGGTCTTGGGACGACGCCGTATGCTGTGTGCAAACTAATCCAATATTCCAATCGGCAATTAAATTCACGCACTGCGTAATAAGTGCTTTTGTTGCTTTTGCTTTAGTTCCGAACGTTCCCTTCGATAAATTTCCCGAAGAAAATTGATCTTGTGCAACTGGATCCGACAGCATTCCCAAACTATCAATGACAAATAAAACGCCCGGACGTTCACTTTCTGGCACGTCTTTATATTGTTCTTTGTAGCCGTTAACAAACATAGAAATAAACGATCCAGCATCGTTGATCAATGCGATATTGACTTTGAGCAATTTATCTTCGGATGTATCAACACCAAGCTTTTTCAGCCAGTCTTCGTCAATCGCATTTTCCGTGTCAACGAGAACGCACATAATGCCTTGCGCCTGTGCATTTTTAATTAAATTTGCGCTAGCGAGATAACTTTTGGCGCTGCCTGATTTTCCGGCTAAAATTGTGGTTTTTGAGAGTGGAATACCTTTGAAAAAATCGTCACTTATCAAATAATTTAGCGCATAATTTCCGGTGTCAACCCATACAGTCGGATCACGAAATCCTACACTGATGCCGTCAATACTTTTTGTGATTGATTTTCTGAACTTACTCAAGTCCATCGTCTTTGTAATTTTTGCCATGTTAAAACTCCCCTTCAGTTCTATACTCTATCATATCATTCTTAGCGTTTTCAATAATTTCCTTCATCGCTTTATTAAATTTTGCGACTGCTTTTTTATCCGTAAATTCAGCGATTTTTTCGCCGTCATAGTGCAACTGATACACAAATTTCGTGCCGTGTATTGTAACTTCTGAATATTGCATAACTTCAAGATTTATTTTTGACATGTTTTAACTATCCAAATTATCGATTTCAATTTCGCAAGAATTATCCAGTAATTCTTCGGCAGAAATATCTGAATTTACGCCAATACTGCACGTCATATTTTGATTTGTCATGACAGAAAGATCCCGTATAATTTCGCTAAAAGCTAATGCTGAATTATTATCAAGAAATTTTGCTGCACGACGACTGTCTATGTATAGATAATAAACAGCAACGGGCGTCGAACTATTATCTATCTCTATTTCTTGGACTGTCTGAATATTAATATTTCTTTCCATGTTTTATATCCCGTTCGTTATGGCATAGGTTCATAAAAATAAATATACGGTTGTTCTAGTTTTTTTACGTACTGCCATTTGTTAATTCCGAAAGGATCTACTCTAGGATCAGCATCTTCGAGAAGTGTTTTCGCGCACTCAAATTTTTCAGCCAGATACATAAATCTCTGTTTTTTATCTGCGTTATCACCCGTTATATTCGTCGGTATCGGCCTATCATCTTTTTCCGGTAGACGAACTATTTCACCGTCTGTAGTTTTACTCAGACCAACGTCATCAAAAGAATATTGTTCACCACCAATTAAATCAATGATTGAGACATTTAGTAAGCGACGTGCAATTATGGATCGCCACAATTTTTCACCGTCACGTGTCATTTCAAAGTCAGAGAGTAATTTAATTCCTTGTTCTCGCACTATAAAATGAAATAGTGCTGTCATTATGCCTTGATTTTTAATAGTAGAATAAGCATTTCTAGGCATTCCGTAAGGTGCGTTCATCATTTTTAGTAAAGTAAACGCTATTGGCTTTTTGGTTGTTTTATCAATAACAAAAAAGTATGAATAGTTGGGTTTATCTAAGCGACGCACTTCATACTTTCCAAGCTTTATATCTATTGCACCAACTTTTTTAGAACCTCTATGTGGTGGCATAACAAACGGCGTATCGTCCATTTGAATCCATTCATTAATTTGCCCGCATACTTCTTTAATCTTCATTTGTTTATCTTTTCGAGTTCTTCGTTTATCATCAGTCTTATTTTCTCTTCTAGCTTACGATCTTCGTCTAACATTTCTTCATGAAAAAATTTAAATCTTTCTTCAGCATACTCGTTCAACAGTCGATCACTATCAGCATCATCCGTCGAATTCAAAAATTGATAATATTTCTGAACATACAGAGGATCATTGGAATCAACTTTAAATTCTTGCTTTGCCTGATGATCGTGTTTATATGCACCGACTAACGCTAAAATAACTGCGCACAATGCAAAGAATCCGATAATAGCTTCTCCTGGTGGTACTGTAATCATGTGATCCTCCTTGTTATAAAAACTTTTCCTGCGAGAATAGTTGGGAATATTTTCATACTCCCAACTTTATCTCCGATCGATATTACTTCTTCTGATTAGCCTTCAATTGGGCCAAAAGTTGTTGAACCGATTGTTTACCAGGCGCAGGCGCCGCAACGGTTGCCTTAACTGCTGATGCAACAGTTTTAACTGGTGCTGCAACAGTTTCCGCAACGGTTTCTTCAACTGTCTCTTCAGCAACTTCTTCTGATGCTGCCGAAACAGTCGTATGCGAACCGCTTCCAGCCGTTGCTTTAGTTTCGCCTTCGTCATCTAGACCATATGACTTTGGCTTATAAAACTTGCCATACTTTTCTAAATCGTATGGCTCGCCGTTCATACTGTCAATGAACATTTCCATGATGACTGCGAGTGTTTGTTCATCGGGCTTTTTCGGTAGATATGATGCTAGATCAGCCAACGGATGTGCTTCGAGCACTGCAGCTTCTTCTTCAGTCAATGAAGACGCTTTACGCGCCCATCTAGACGTTGAATAATCTGCCCATTCTCCCGGCTTAGTCTTGTAGATATGAAAATCTGTGCCCTTGATAAAATCAGTTGGCATATCTTCCATTTCAGGATCCATTAAGCCTGCTGTGATAAGGGCCATAAGCTTTGAAGTAACATTAAAACGACGAACCGGATTTTCTGGAGTGACATCATCTGGTATCGAATTCGCACGAACAAAACCTTGCAAGATGAACGACTTTTTCTTGTAGTAAATCTTAGCGGTGGCCTCGTCGGTTTTCCAAAGCGGCTTAATTTCTTCTTGAATTGGACACTTATCACCAAACATCTGAACACACGGCACTTGAACGATAGTTTTATTAGTATTCTTACCACGAACTCCGGCGAACGGTAGTTTAATCATTAGCTTTTCTACCCAAAAATCGCCATTACTATTAGATGCACCGTTTGGCAGAAATCTAATTGTTGAATGGGATCCCTCGGGAATGTTCCAGAAGGGGTATAATGATTTATCCTGAGTTTTGCCGAATGATTTTTGTTTTTCTTGGGCTGCGGCTAGCCGTGCCCTTAGATCAGAAATAGATGACATAGGTTGTCCTTTTTGTTTGAGTTATAAAACGAGCATTTTCTAAAGATGCACTAACTTATACAGACAGTTTAGACTTCTCAAGTACTAAAAGTCAAAATTATTTAGTGTGTATTTTTGGATGTTTTTGAGTTTAATTAGGTCTAAGAGTAAGGATCAATTATAACAGGCGTTCCGTCCTTGCGCATCATTATATTGTTGTAGTTATTAAGATCCATACCTAAAAGATCGGTGTTATTTCCAGCTTTTAAAATGATCTTTTCTATTATATCAGATAAACCCGGATATTTTGCAATAGTTTTTCTATAATGATCTGCGGATACTTTATCATCATTTTCTAAAGCACCGGCAAAATTCATTATCGGATATGATAACTTTTTTGGCGCTTTCTGCAAACGTTCTATAAAATATAGATAATACGTATTGCGCTCTGGTCCTATAAAACATGTGTTGGGTTTTATAAAGAATTTTCTATCAATAATTTTAGGCAGATACACCGAATGCTGTTTTTGGCAAAACTTAACAAACACATCATAAGCTGGATCTGGCTGTGTATTCACTTTAAGAATATAATTTTTCTTATCATTCGCATAAACAATACTAAAATAGCCTTCACCAACTTTTTTCCAACCTTGTTCTTTAAGCATCTTGTTAAATTTTGCAAATAGATTTTCGCCAGTAGGATTTTCATAATTTGGATCGTATGCGGGATGCGTTTTTACGTCATGCACGAGTTTTTTGGGAATCGTCGCTTCATCGACTTTACTGTTCTTCTTTAAACGTTTTATATCATTATACGCTGGCCAATAATAAACATTTATCGTATAATTACCAAAATCTTCCACTTCGATTACGTCACCCGATGTATGTTCATATGTATGTTTATCAAAAGTATCCTCGACACTGATTAATTTATAGCCTCTATTGATTAATTTTTTATCGACTGAATTTTTAAAATTTTCTGCATGATCATCATCTGAAAAATCAGCACTAAGCGTTTTAACACCTGTAGAGCCATTTCCGTGCTTAGTCTCATCTGAAAATACATACGTAGCATCGCGCAAAATATCGGCAAATAAACTATCGTGTTTTGTTATTTGTTTTTCTATTTCATCCATACGCATTTAAAACTTCGACGCGCCAAACGGTATATTATTCTTTTTTAGAATTTTTTTAATTTCTTCTAAATCCGCTTCTTTTACCGGCGAAACTACCTAATTTCTTATGATTACCATTTTTATTATGGATATCGCAGGC